TCACTTCAGCTTCGTTGCCGTTCAGCTTGGCGCGTAGCAGTGCTTCCTCATCCATTAATGTTTGCAGCTTGTCTTTGCCTGCTTTGATTAGTTCTTGGTCTTTCTTCTCTTGCTCTTGTTTCAGGTTAAAGATGTCGTAATCAAACTGAGCAGCCCTTCTCTTTGCGTCGTTTTCAAGCTCCTTGATCTGTAGGATCTTCGCATCAGCAGGCAGCTCTTTGTTGGCGCGGATGTCTGCAATTCTTGCGTTGATGTTGAGCAGATCCTGCTGCGCTTGACGGGCAAGCACTAGCTGATTGTTTCCGCTCTTGCGTGCATCAAACAACCGCTCTTCAATAGCGAGCTGCTGATTCGATACGCTAAGCGCCCTCCTGCTTTCTTCAATGATCCGGGCCGCGCGTTCTGCCTCCTTCTCGCGCTTCTCTCTTGCCTTGCGCTGCTCGTCTGTCTCCGCTCCAGGCGCTTGCGGTGTTTGCGGAGGTTTGGGTAATCCGCGGCGAGTGGAAGACGGCAATGCCGATGCGTCTGCTGCAACGGTGCGCTGCGCCTCAGTCAATCGCCCACGCAAAATATCAAGCTCTCTCCTTGCGAATACACCCATGCCAGCCGGCATTCCAGCGACAACAGCCTCTTGCTCTTTAATCTTTTGCTGCAAGATTGGAATCTGCTTTCTTTGCGCTGCTTGACGTTGCTGCAACCCTTGCCGTGTCTCGCCAGGGAAAACGCCGCTAGCCGGTATGCCACCTGGCTTCTTGCCACGTAACCTATCGAGTTCGGCTTGCGTTCTTCTCAGCTCTTCAAGTCCATAGATGGCGATATTGATAGCGATTGCTATTGACCCAATCGCAGCAAGATTGCCAAGCACTGTGCGCAAGCCTGCAAGTTTTGGCGTGGCAGTTGTAGCCGCTGCCTCCAATGCTTTGGTGTTGTTTGTGTATAAAGCAAACGCTGATGCGCTAGCTGTCGCTGCAGTCCCAGCCGTTGCCGTGGCGGCAGCCATCCCTCCAATAGCGCCTAGGTAGGCAACTCGCAATGCAATGATCGCATCCAGCGCTTTCTTCAGCAGCGCCATTTGGATTGCGAGCTTGATAATTTCACCAGTTGCGTTGAGTACTGGTTGCGGAACTGTATTGATTACATCAGCGAACCCGTTAATTGATTTGGTTAGATCATTGATAGTCAAGACAACAGTTGGGCCAAATGCTTTTGCAAGCGCCTCACTTAGGTTTGCGAATGATGTATCAAGTGCCTTGAGGGTATTCTCTAGGCTGCCTCTCATTGTTTCAAAGTCTGAATCCGTCTTGCCTGCAGCATTTCCCAAGCCTTCAAGGATCATCCGATAATCCGCGCCTTGCTTTGCGTTTGCCGCAAACACACCGCGCAGCGCTTCTTGAGATCCAATCAATGCAGCGGCAGCTTCTTTATTGGTGTCTTGCTTTTTACTTAATTCATTAAGTAATCCGCCAAATCCTTTCGTCTGCAATCCAGCAATGTTCCATTGGATTCCCAACGCCGCTGCAGCTTCAGTGCTTTCTTTTGTTGGTTTTAGGATCGTCGCCAATGCTGCACTCAATCCAGTAAATGCAACCTCAGCAGTTGCGCCATTCTTGGTTGCAGCCGCAACAAAAGCATTAACCTCATCAATGCTCAATCCAGCCAATGCCGCTGTTGATGCAACGCGGCCAAGCTGGCTGGTGTAATCCGACCATGTAACTTGGCCGTATTCAATAGCTTTACTGATGCTATCGGTTACGTTTGTCGCATATTCACCGCTCAATCCATAAGCATTGAGCGTTTTAGTCAGAACCTCAGTGACTTGCGTGGTGTCAGCTAGGCCACCAACTGCAGCCTTGGTTGCAGCTTCTACAATCTTGATATTATCGGCTGTATTTGTAAAACCTGCTGATAGCGCTTGATAACTGGCTGCTGCAAGCTCAGCTTTATTAGCTATACCGCCAATGTTTTTGCTTAGCGTGGCAAGTTCCTTGTCCAGTGCTTTGACGTCACCGCCTACGGTCCCAAGGCGCCGCAGGTTACGATCCAGCTCTGTGGCGTCACGAATGACGCGATCAATAGCAAAGCCTCCCGCAAATGCAGCAGCCAACCCTGCCGCAGATCGCTTGAGGGCATCTAGTGCATCTTGACTGCGCCTTGACGCTTGATCAATGCGTCGGAGATTGTTGACCGCAGTTGTGCTGTCAACTCTGATGTCAACAACAGCAACAGCCACGGCAGCACCTCCCTATGCAACCAGTCTACCGCCGTGACTTAGCGCGATCCATTGCTTCTTTCTCGCGTTTGCCTTTCACCTCATAGTAGGCAGCAAAGTGAACGAACTCAGCATCAGTCAGCTCAGTGCGTAACCGGCTGACTGTCATGCCAAGTTCCGTAGCAAGGAAGAACTCAAAGAACAACCATGAGTCTTCCTCTAGGCTTTTTTTGCTTCCTCGAGGCTAGGTTCACCGCCAAGGCCAAACAAGAACAGCTCAAGCTCGTTCAGCACACGTTCAGGCAGCTCGCGTTGCAGCTTGGCTGCATCAGCCGGTGCAAACGCCTTGGTGCCGTCCTCAAGCTCTGCCACTTGGCACAGCACCTGCGTGCTGATGTCGAGCGCTTCATCGCCACCAGCAAGCGCCATCGCCTTCTTACGATCAGCGCGAGTCACCGGCTTGAAGTACAGATCCATCACCACAGTGCCGTCGTCTTTGGTGACTTCAAACTTGCGGCGCTGGTTTAGATCAAAAGCGCCCGTAAGTAGATCAACCGGGCGCTGGTTTGCAGCAGGCATCAGATAGAAAGCGTGAGTGTTCCGGACGTCACGAACGAGACTGTGACAATCTCGATCTCGCCAACGGTAGCACTGTATTCAGTGCTAGTCACGACCACATTACCTGTGATCTTTTTGCCGCCGGTTTCATCAAGGTACAACTCAACAAAGGCATCAGCTTCGTCAGTTGCTTGGTTGACGTCTTTGATCAGGTCCAGCTTGTCGCCAGCACCTGGCGCGTCATACATCAACTCGATGGTGCCGCTGCCGCTGATCAAGCCACCTACGTTGGCGCGATAGGTATCGCCGTGGGTGGTGGAGTCATACGACTCCTTCTCAACGGTCATGCTCCATGACCGCACAGCAGCGATCTCAGATACGCCGCCGCTGCCTGCCTTATCAAAGAAGACAGTGCCTTGTTGCCCGCGATAAAAAGCCATGATCAGATGTCCATAGTGATGGCACCGTTGGTCACGAAGCTGACCGTGATCACTTCGATTTCGCCAACGGTGGCAGAGTACTCAGCAGAGGTTACGACACCATCAAAGCTAATCTTCTTGGTGCCGCTTGTGTCGAGGTACAACTCAAACAACGCAGCACCGGCATCATTGGCGGTGTTGACGTATTCGATGAAGACATTGGTTTCATCGGCGCTGCTGGCGGTGTACATCAACTCGCAGGTGCCAGAGCCGCTGATCAAGCCGCCGACATTACCACGGTAGGTATCACCCAGTGCGGTGGTATCGAGTGATTCCTTCTCAACAGTCAACGACCACGCACGAGTGCTGGCGATTGTTGCTGCAGTGGAACCAGCATCATCAAACTTGACGCTGCCTTGCTGCCCTCGGTAAAAAGCCATGGCTAGAGATCCTCAAAGGTTTCAAAGGTCATTCTGACCTGAGTTTGGAAGTAACCCTCAGGAGCTGGCGCAGCCACCACCTCTGGGCCAGTAGGCGGGTCAAAATGAACACCGCTGATTACTACCCTATTGTAAAGGTCACGGATGCGTTTGCCGATCGTGTAATTAGCACCAGGGCCTACGCCTTTAGCGGTGAAGATATTGACCAGCACCAAACCGATCACGCTGTTGCTGCTGCCGGTAGTGCCGCCCATCGTGAGGTAGTTGTTATTGCCGAAGCTGACTAGGCACTGCACCCATGAGCTATTCGGGGTTGGCGTATACGGCATATTGTGAAACACGACCGGGATAGCAGGCGACAATGTCAGCTCTGTTGCAAGCCTGCCTTCGATCGTGGCTCGTACAGTATTGAGATTCAGCGCTGCCATCAGTCTTCCCTCCCGAGCTGATCAGCACGTTGCCGCGCCCAGTTGGTCATTTCACGAGCGATCACATCCGGATAGCCCTTCTCGATCTGGTTGTTTTTGGATCGCCAGCGTCCACCCCATGACTCTGGCAAGTTGGTGCCATAAATCACCGGCTCGGTGTATGGCAAGTTGTTGTGGATGTGGTAGACATTACCGGCGCGTTCCACTTGGTAGTCAAGCCTGCGTGGTGGCTGGATTGCAGGCACGCTGCTTTGTGGGCCTGGATCGTAGCCAGGTGTGCCCTGCTCGCTGATTGACCATGCCAACCGCAGCCTGCCGGTATCAACCGGGCTGCCTTGCTTCAGCAGCACATCAGTTTGGAATACCACTTCACGCAGCAGGCGTTCGTATTTCTGCTCTGCGTATTGCCCAAACTGCGATAGCTCAATGCGGCGTGCCATGGTCAAGCCCTCAAGATCAACGCGTAAGTGATCGCGGTGTTGTCCTGCTCGATGGTTTCCACGCGGATTACCTGATGGCTGATGCCGCTGATCACCACACGATCTGCAGTCGTTGGCGCATTGGTCACATCCGCCGCCGCGATCGTTAGCTTCTTGTCGCCAGCTTGCACTAGCTCGTTCACCTCGCGCAGGTTCACGTTCTCCAGTACGCCAGGTACGATCGTGTCGGCTGTGGTTTCAACGATCGCGCCGGTGCTGGTGTTGTAGCTGCCGGGTGTTACGCGGCGGATGGTGACCGTACCGCCAAACTTAGCCATCAGCTTGCTGGCTACCTTACGCAGCGGATTTGCAAGCGTCATGCGGCACCTTCCAGCTTGATCTTGTCGTTGTCTTCATACAGCAGTAGATCGTTGTCTTCTGCTGCCATGAACTCAAGCGTTACCGTATCAATGATCGGCGCTAGGCGAAGCTGCCCATCAAGACCAATCATCAAGCGGTTGTTGCCCCAAAGCTGCAGCAGATCGACGCCCTGCAGGATGGTGCCTTTAGCAACGTCGATCCGTGTCATGACTCAGCTCTTGGTAACGGTCAGCAGGTTGTCGTTGGCGTCGTAGGTCATGGTGAGCGTCGCCACCAGCTTGCCGCCTGATCCGCCGCGGTAGTACTCAACAGTAGTCAGGTTGCCGCTGCCGTCGTAGGTGTTGCTGATGTAGTCATGCAGCGGGATCTCAAGACCCTCGCGTGATACTGCATCGCCACCGCCAAGGAAGATGCTCATGACCGTCGGATTGCAATGTTGCCTGGTCCACTGATTCTAAGCCCGGTTAGGTATCGCTCCATCAACGGCGGTACCTTATCAACACCAGACTGCGGGCTGTTTTGGTTGACGCTAACGCTGATCGGTCCGATCGTGACGCTGTTGTAATCCTCAAGCCCGTTCAGTCCTAGCCCGTCCTTGTTGTTGTTCAGGTACACCGCAAGCACAGCCTGCGCTTGCTTGATCTGCGTTGGGATCTCGGTGTCGGTGTAGTAGTCGGTTGTGATCCGAAATGGGAAGCCAACCGCATAGGTATTGATGTAGGTATCAGGCTTGCGCACACCAGTACGTGGCCACTGCAATGCCTGCGTATCAGTTGCGCGTGCGCCTAGGTAGCGTTCGCGGTCCAACCGTTGCGTTGCGGTATAGAGCGCACGGTTCTTTTGATCAGTGGTTGCTGATGCCCATGCGGTAACATCATCATCCTCAACCAAGCCATCAATGATCGCTTGTGCATCCGCCAGTGTCAGGTAGCTGTTGGCGTTTGCGCCGCCCACTGTGGCGTCGATTGTTATTGCCATCGGTTTGTACCTCTGGTGTCAGTGTAGGCTCCGCCATAGAAATAGAGGCTGCCTCCGTAGAAGCAGCCTCCTGTTCACGCAGTCGCCGAAAGGCGTACATGCCCATCAGGCACGCTTCAGCAGCACGGTGACGATCACACCAGCCAGGGTGGTGGTGGTGCCAGTCACATCAAGGCTGAGACGGTTGCCAGCCTCAAGAGTGAGATTGGCAGTGGTGTCAGTCAGCGCAGGCTCTTGCTCGGTGAGGGCAGTGCCCTTGAGGTTGATCTTGGTGCTGCCGAGCAGGTCATCACCAGCGGTAGCAGCTTCGGTGCCTTGGCAACGACGAATCGTTGCGGTAACAGCACCAGCGTCGTCGCCGGCTACAGCGTGCACTTCGCGGATACCCACGACGGTGCACTTAACCGGAGCAGTCCAGAACTGCACATCAGCCACCGAGGAGGCGATGTAGTGAGTAGCAGTCAGATACTGCTCAGTGCTCAGCTCAAACTGGGAAGGTTGTGCCATGGTTAGTTACCTCAGTAGTTAGAAGTGACAGTGGCACGCACGATACCAATGTTCTTGGTTTCGTACACCTTCGCCCAGTTACCAACAGTGGCAAGCTGTGCTTGAGTCGGGTTGGTGGTGGTCACCGCCCAACGTGCACCAACCGGGTGGTAGGTGTAGTGAAGGTCGATCGACATGGCATCGCTCTTGGCGAGGATGTCACGGTCGGTTTCAGTGCGCATCGCCATTTGTTCACCGCTGGCGATAGCGCCTTGGGTGAAGAAGTAGATGGGATAGTCGGTGCTGGTGGGCGCGATGTCGTCAGAGACGATCACACGCAGGCCCATGTAGGTCGGCACCGTGGGGTTGCCATAGGCTGCAGCGATGCTGCCACCAAATGCATCCGGCATTGCGTTATCGGCAGTGGCGCGAGCGTCGCTAGCCGAAACGTAATCAATCGCCTTGCGTTCCACCAAGTCGAAATACACATCGCTGTGCATTGCAACAGCAGTCAGCTTGTCGCCTTGATCACCCAGCTTGGCGCGTGCCTTGCTGACGGTACGAGGGGACAGGATGGCGCGGGTGTCGCCAGCCTCGGAATCAACC